CATGATGAGATAATAGAAATGTTCAGTGAGCAGGAGGGCTACCTGTCCGATGACGACCTGGAAGGATTGACGATTGAAAACCTACGGGAGAAAATAGACTATTATCAGGAATTACTAAACCGATTATTAAATGCCAACAGCACCGACACCGAAGAACCGACCCTGGATTAAGCAGGCGAAGCAGGATCCCGAGAGTAAGTATATCTATGACACGGTATACAACACCCGCCGGTGGAAGCGGTTGCGCAGGATGATATTAAGCAGGCACCCGGTATGTACGGAATGCTTAAAAGAGGGAAGGACAGCACCGGCAACGGTAGCCGACCACATAATACCAATAAAACAGGGTGGTGCCATCTGGGATATAGATAACCTCACCGGGTTATGCGAGCGGTGTCACAATAAGAAGCGACAAACAGAGAGAAAATAATGCAAAAGCACACGAAAATATACATGGATCACTTTGAATACGGGGAACAGGATTTTATTCCCTGCGAGGTGTGCGGATCCCGTGCGGTAGATGTTCACCATATATTCGGACGGGGGAAGGGGATGGATGAGATTTGGAACCTTATGGCTCTTTGCCGGAACTGCCACAGAAGGGTACACCGGCAGGGACCGGAGTATAGGAACACACTAATAACATTACATTCTTTAAAATTACGGGAACATGGCGGGCAGACCGAGTAAACCGAGACACATAAAAGAGCAACAGGGCACCCTGCGTAAATGCCGGGAGGTGGACAACCACTTACAACTTACCCCCCTGTCCAGGTTGCCAGAAACACCCACGATGATCAGGGGCAATGATGACGCTATTGAATACTTCGAGTTTGTTTGTGCGGCACTGCTCGGTAAGGGTTTGCTGATGGCTGATTTTGTGCCGGATATTACCCGTGCCGCTTTCTGGTGGAGCCGGTTTAAGGAGGCTGTCAGGGAGATTGAGAATAAAGGGGTGACGCAGAAGGCAAAAACCGGATGGGAGCAGGTGAGCGCATGGTTCACCATCACGGAGAAAGCACAGAAATACCTGAAAGAGTTTGAGGACCGATACGGGCTTAACCTGGTAGCCTCGCAGAAAATATCAGCACCGATAAAAGAAAAGGGGGAGGATGACTTTGACTAACCACAAGATCATAACTTGGATTGAGAAGTACATCACCCACGTAAAGGGTGAGCTGGCTGGTAAGCCCCTCCGATTGGAGAAGTGGCAAAAAAAGATACTCAATGATGTGTTTGGTATCATGAGGGGTAGTGTCCGGCAGTACAGAACGGTATATATAGAAGTGCCGAGGAAGAACGCAAAGAGCACGCTTGGGGCAGCCATCGGGCTTTATATGCTCGGGGCTGACGGGGAGCAGGGGGCAGAGATTTACTCGGCAGCAGGTGATAGATTCCAGGCGGGGATCATTTTTGACATAGCAAAGCAAATGGTATTACAGAACCCCGAACTTTCAAAGCGTTATCAATGCTGGCAAAACAGTATCACATATCATAAAAAAAACAACAGATATAAAGCAATTTCAGCAGATGCGAAAACAAAACACGGCTTCAATAGCCATTGCATACTCTTTGACGAGTTGCACACGCAGCCAAATAGAGAGCTTGTGGACGTACTTGCAACCAGCACGGGGGCAAGATTACAGCCGATTACGTTCTATTTTACAACAGCAGGATTTGATAAAACCAGTATTTGTTGGGAGATACACGAATACGCTCGAAAAGTTATTGAGGGCAGTATTGTGGATGATACGTTTTACGGGGTTATTTTCAAGGCAGAGGAGGACGCTGATATTTATAGTGAGAGTACGTGGCGAAAGGCTAACCCTGGATATGGAACTATTGTAAAAAAGGAATACATAGAGGAGCAGGTAAACAAAGTTAAGAATAATCCGTCTTTTGAGAACACTTTTCGCAGGCTGCATCTTAACCAGTGGACCACATCTGAAATCCGGTGGATACAGGACGAGGTATGGATGGAGTGTGCCGGGGAGCTGCCGGATGTTACCGGGTTGGACTGCTGGGCGGGGCTGGACCTTGCATCCACACGGGATATATCTGCCTTTGTACTGCTGTTCCCGGTTGATGAGATGTTTGTTACCATACCTTTCTTTTTTGTGCCCGACATTATGGCAAAAGAACGCAATCAGCGAGACGGGGTGGATTATATAAACTGGATACGGCAGGGGTATATTATCGAAACACTCGGGAACGTGACAGACTATAATTTTATCCGGGCAAAGATCAATGAGCTTGCGGAGATTTACAATATACGGGGTATTGCTTACGACAGGTGGAATGCCTCGCAGTTGGTTAATGATTTAGTGGACGATGGCGCAAAAATGGACCCGTTCGGTCAGGGGTTCGCCTCTATGAGCGCACCAACGAAAGAACTTGAAAAACTGGTTTACGGGAAGCAGTTGGTTCATGGAGGCAACCCCGTTTTGCGCTGGATGTGCAGTAATGTAATGATAAGGCAGGACCCCGCAGGGAACATAAAGATTGACAAGGAAAAATCCACCGAGAAGGTGGATGGTATGGTTGGGCTTGTTATGGCACTTGGGGAATATATGACGGACGACAGCCCCGGGACGAGTGTATATGAAGAACGCGGAATACTTGAATTATAGCGGGAGCGTAATTTAAATATAAAAACTATGAGAACAATAAAATTCAACTATTATGAAACAGCCACTTGACAGATTAATTGACCGCCACCGCATGGGTGTGCAGGGGGTTATCCATATTGGGGGGAACACCGGGGAGGAGTACGATATGTACCGTAAGTGCAACATTAACCCCATTATCTGGTTTGAGCCAGGAATTGCGCACAAGGATATACAAGGCGGTTTGGTGATGCCGTTTGCACTTGGGGCAGAAAGAAGAGAGGATTTTCTATGGGAAAGTTTTCCATCTACAAAACACACTAGTTTTTTACAGCCTTACCTTCACCTTTTGTATTATCCCGATATTGGTTTCAGGTCAGCATTAGTATCAACAGATGTTTATAGGCTGGATGCTTTTTATAATAAAGATATACCATCCGCCAATTTTATTGTTTTGGATACAAATGGATATGAATTGGAGGTGTTGAAGGGTGCGGCATTTTCCCTTCCATTTATCAAATATATCTATACAGAGATTTACTCTAAGGAACTTTATAAAGACGTTCCGATGGTTGAGCAGATTGACGAATATTTAATCGACTTCACCCGTGTAGAAACCTGGTGGTATGAGCACGGCTGGGGTGATGCTTTATATATACAAAAATGAAAACCTGCCTACTCGTACAATCCTGTGATAAGTATTCTCAGTTCTGGGAGGGATGGTATCTGTCTTTTAAAAAACACTGGACTCTTAACGTGCCTGTATACTTTATTTCAGAAACAAAGAGGGTGTTTTGGGATGGTGTTGATTTTATTCTGACAGGAGAAAAGCAGTGGAGCGATCAGTTGCTTTATGCGCTTGAAAAGATCCCGTTTGATAACATTATCTATTCAATGGAGGATTTATATTTCACAGGCAAGCAGATTGACTGGTATAGTCTTTATTCTGATTTTATTGATCTTGATATGGATTGCCTGCGCCTGTACCCAGGGGTTCCATATCCCTGCTATCCTTATGTGTTTGAACACAAACATACCTGTCTTAATTACAGCTACATGAAAATAGCAAAGGGCAGCCCTTATTCGGTTAGCATGTGCTGTGCTTTATGGAAAAAGGATTTTTTACTATCCTGTCTTGTTCCCGGTGAAAACCCCTGGGAGATTGAAAACGATGGAAGTGATAGGTTAAATCAAAGGGATGGGTGGGGCGTATGGAATGTTGAGGAGATTGATATGTACTGTGTCGGTGTTGCATGGAAGGGGCGACCGAACCATTTTTTTAATGAGTTGATGCGCAAGTTATGAAACTACATTTATGCTGCGGTAAGCGGAATTTTGGGGCGGACTGGTTTCATATTGACCGGGCTAACTACCCACATATTCATTCGCACGACATTACAAAACTACCATATAGTGATAACTCTGCCGATCTTATTTATTGTTCACACGGGCTTGAGTATTTTGACAGGGATGAGGTCGTGCCTGTTCTTATAGAGTGGAGAAGGGTACTTAAAAAGGGCGGTGTTTTAAGGATTGCTGTTCCAAACTTTACCAAAATATCCCTGTTTTATTTTGAGTTCGGGATGCCTTTAAATGTTTTTCTTGGGTTGTTATATGGCAGGATGGAGGTTGATGGGGATGTTATTTACCACAAAACAGTTTATGACTACCCGTCATTAAAGAAGCTATTAAGTGATTGCGGGTTTCGTGGGGTAAGGTTTTGGGATTGGCGCAAGGTAGATCACGGGGGGTTTGACGATCACTCACAGGCATATCTGCCACACATGGATAAAGATAATGGAGTGCTAATGAGTTTAAATATGGAGGCAAAAAAATAAAATTAGGATGAAAGAAAGATACGATTACGAGGGTCAGAGAATTATAAGTATACATACAAAGAAAAGTCTTTGTTACAGATGTGAATATAGGGCGAGGTTTCTCGAGGAGGGATTGCGCCCCAGGCTCGAATGCGGGATGATTGACCAGTCAAATCATAGCTGTTATATGTTTCAACCGGTACGTCCTGTTTTGGTAGAAGCAAACAAAGGCGAAGAACGCCCGATAAGTTTTAGTTATTGGAGCGGGAGGTTTCATATAGTCGAACAGGAGCCAGAATTGGAGCTTGTCATTACCAATGAAAACGAGTTTATATTACCAATATGGGTAAAAAATGACACGAATACAGATTGACATAATACGTTTTGGCGATAAATCACAGAAAATTCCGATTTCGGAGATAGAGATAATTAATATTGGCGAAAAGGCTGGAAAACATCAATACAAGGTTATTCTCTATCAGAATGAGACGAAGCTGGGGGAGAAGTTTTACCCTGGCACAAAGAATGAGTTTAACATAACCCACAACCGGGAAGATGGCATAAGCGTTTTACTTGAAAAAGTATTTAATAAA